TTGTTACCTGCGAAATGAGCATCTATCATCTCCTTGCCTGTTCTCAGCATGATGTAGTACATCTGTATTCCGTATGTCTTATACATCAGAGCTATACGTCCTATACCTTTCTGGGCATAACGAGGAGCTGTCTCTAGTACGGAACCGCCGTTTACATCCTGTGTTTGGTTCAATGCTTCTATTGCAGCCGCTTTTCTATCCGCATCAGTTATTGTGCCTTTCTGAGCTTTTACTTTCTGAAGCTCTAAATTATAAGCGGCTACCATCGTAACCTGACGGTTCATAAGTTCTGCTTGGTGGAACATGATTGCAGACGTAGAGGCCACTTTATCCATAAAGGTGGTAGCACGTCCTGACTCATCCAAGCCCATCGTGTCTGCTAGAAAAGATGTATTGAGCTGTGCCTGACTAGCTGCTAACTCTACAACTGGTTTTATATTCTCTAGCTCTTTAATCTGTGCGTCTGTTAGATCTTTATCCTGCCTTACTGAAAATATAATCTCGTCGTTTGGCCCTCGTTCAGACGTGTAGTAGTTGTCTAGTGAGGCCAGAGATAGCTGATTCTTAGTGCCTCCCTCTAAAGTCGGGAAAGATTTTGAGAACCCACTACCGCCAAATATGCTGTACGCATCAGCGAATGCTTTGTTTGTTGCACCTAGTCCGTATTTAGCAGACAACATAGGTATAGCGAACAAAGGTATCTGTGAGAGGTTAACCAGCGAGGCAGACGTGTTGAATCCTATCGTGTATATAAAAGCAGCTCTGTTTAGCTGTTTTGCTAGTCCGTCCTTTGGTGGGTTTATAGCAAAGCTTGCACGTTGCTCTAGCTCAGAAAGAATATCGTTGACGGTATCTGAATCGGCTTTTTCTCCTATCTCTGCTCTTATATCGTCCATCGTCTTACGTATTCTTGCACTGTTTTTCAGACGTTCTGTTTGTCTGGCTAAGTCATACGCTTTGGTGGTTGCAGCTAAGAAAGCATCCTCTCTAAAACCCGGTGTTTCTTTTCGTCTTTGTAACGCTTTCGCAAAAGACGATTCTGGTAGTGCTTCGATAAACAGACGCATGATCTGTGCCTGTGTTTCACCGTCAACACCGTTGGTTTGTAGTATTCGTAGTGTAGTTCCTACAAACGAGCTAGGAGGTGCATTTGTAAAGTCTGCCTGATCTGGACTGCGAAAATCTTTTATGCTGGCGTTAGGTATCTCAGGGTCATCCATGTATTCTTTCATGGCTGTTACTCTAGCCCCCGGCGTTTCATAGGCTTCTACTACAAACTCGCCCCCTCTCGTATAGGATAACCAGTAATCACCGTGCCTAGTAAGTGGGAAGTATGGATCTATGTTTGCCTCTGACAATAGCTTGGCGAAGATCTCATCTTTCAACGAAGCTTTACCTTCAGCATCAATATCAGAGTCATCTATCCTTCTCTCTAATACTTTTAACAGTCGATCATACTGGGCCTTGTACATATCTCTAAGGTCCGTGTATGCCTTCTGTCCGTCTTTACCTAGAGACTTCCAATCCTTCTGCATGGAATTCCATGTCTTTATCTTCTCTCTGTATAAGTCGGGATCTGCTGGCTCCCCTCTTTGTTGTTTTGCCTCCTCCGCTTTCAAAAGCTCTTCGTAAAAACTCACTGGTCTAGACGGATCTACTTTCTCTAGGGTGCTGGAATAAACAAGCTTGTTAAACGTGTTTATAATCTTAGGTGCTTTTTCTTTGGTCTTACTGATCCACTCACCTATGGGAGTAAGTATCTTTCTAACACCTTCTTCAGCAATATTTAAATCACCACGCTGGTTTAGTATGGCTTCATGCAACCTCATTGCTGACTTGATACCGTAACGCTCTGCAACCTCTGCTAGAGCTTTTGAAGGAAGAATACCCAGACTTATCTTCTTTGCACCCTCGGGCAGCTTGCCTTGTCCAGATAACAGTGCTTCTGCTTCATTCTTAAAATTAGTAGCAGAAACTTTATTAATCGTCTTCTGCGTTTTACCAACCTCTTCTGCTACCTGTTTCGCGTCATCAGGAGTTGACATCTCACTAAGAGGTTGATTTATTTCTAGTAACTGTCCTGTTTCTTGATACTCTTTGAGTTTAAGAGAATATGCTTCTTTTGGTTTTAAGAGGCTTTCATTTATGCGTATAAGTTCATCAAACGCAGTATAGGTTTCTGGTGGAAACCCTAGTAGCTGTCTGATTTTATCTACCATGTAGTAGTACGCACTGACTACTTTACCTACACGTCCCGTTTTTCTATCAACAGATTTTATACCCTTTGCAATCTTAGGATAATCAAGACCACCATATTGAACACCAGTTAGAACTTTTCCGGTCTCTCTATCAACAGGAATACTATTTAAAAAGTCCTGCATATCTCTGTCAGTTAATCCCCATGCAAGAACTTCTTCTGGGTCTAGGATAGCGTTGTTATATCGTTTATAACTTTCAATCTCAAAAGAAACAAAAGGAAGTGATTTATCTGCTTTAAGAGCTTTGTTAGCAGCGGCGTAATCCGTACCATCTTTAGTTCTGTATTTTTTAAGAATCCCTATCCGACTGTTAAAGTAATCTGTCAAATTAACAAAAAGATTGCTCAAATCCTCTGCGGCTTGTATTTGTTCGGGGTCAATCTTACTTAGTTCTGCGACAACAGCTTCTTGATTAGGGAAGTTTCTCATACTCTTTAATCGTGTAGAGTGTACGGTTACTGCATGTACGGCTTCATGTAAAAAAGTTCTGTAAGTAGCCCCATTCATAAACGCTGTTGGGTCTTTTGTTCTTATTAGTTTTATTTCAACCAATGAAGCGAATATATTGGTTGTCAGCTCTGGATTTCGATATGTAGTTGTGCCTCTTGCATCTCTAAGAGGTACGTTACCCATCAACTCTCTTACCGAAATATCAAATCTAAAACCTGCCTGTGCCATAAATTCGGCTAAAGACTTTATATTTTCCGCAAGTTGTTTCTCAAACGGGTCTTTAGTGTTCTTAGCAACGTAATCGAGTGTCTCTAAAAATGGTCGGGAAAGAACATCTTTAGTCATGCTCCTAGTTTTTCCGTTTGCTTTCTTTATAAAATTAACTAGGCCATCAGATTCAGAAGTAAGTTCTTCCTTAGTTATCCTTTCCGCCTGTATGTCGGGGTGTAATTGGTAGCCCCTTTTTCTATCTGCATCTGTGGTTTCTCTAGCTTGAACAACTTGCTCTGAAGAAGTTTGCGGTTCCGCAGGGGTAGTGGGGTCAGCAGGGGCAGCAGGAGTATCTTCTTTCTTATCTTCTATTAACTTCTTCTCAGCTTCTTTTCTGTTGAACCCAAGGAAGCCTGTTTCTCCCTCTTCCTTACTATTTACTTTATCTACGTCATACCAAGTCTGAGTGTCTTTATCTCTAAAGATCTTACGTGTTGATTTGTCATTGAAAGTAACTTCGTACTCACCAGTTGTAGCAAAGTCTGGAGTTCTCTTAAAACTCTCTATTGAAAGTTCACCTACCGCAGGGGCAGCAGGGGCAACAAAGGTTCCTTTAACTTTCTTACCTACGTTATCTAATACTTGGAATCTACCCTGACGTATGTTTTCAACGGACTTTCGTAGATCATCTTGTACGTCTTTATCATCTAAGTCCTTACCTATAAGACGTTTACGAACAGCAGCCCGTTTAGGGAATCCCATATCATCAAAGTCTTGTTTGGTAAGCGGTCTACCAGTTGCAGTTGGTTCGACAGGAGCAGTAGATATCTCTTCGATCTTTTTATCTATGCTATCTCTTAATCTTGCGCTCCCTCGTTTTTTCGCAGCAGCCGCTAGTCTAAGATCTCCTTGTACACTTTCACTACTTAGATCTCTGCCCATGAGACGTTTACGTATAGCAGCCCTTGGGGGGAATCCCATGTCATCAAAATCTTGTTTAGTAATAGGTCTTGCTACTTCTTGTTCTTTTTGTCGTTCTGCCTCTTGTGTAGCTAGGTACTGACGTGCTTCTTCAATCGTCGTTTTAGTCTTGTCTGTTACCTCTGGCTCTTCCTTCTTTTTAGCTGCAATCCTTTTTCTGGCTCTCTGCACCGCTGGAGAAAACTTAATCTCTTCTTGAGTTTGAGTATCAAGCAAGTCCTGTTGTCTGGGATCTTCAACTTTTGGCCCTACGTCTTCAGACTCAGTAGCTCTGCGCCTTTGTGCTTCAGCTTCTTCTACACGCTTTGCAGCCTCTTCCTCTGCCCTACGCTCATCAGGATCAAATAACTCACCTTGTCTTCTGGCTTCATCTAACTCTGCCGGAAACAAATCCTGCCTTTCAACTTGCTCTTCACGCAGCCTTGCGTCTTCTGCACGAGCTTCGGCCTCTTCTTCTAAAAGATCTCGTTGAGCAGGGCTTTCTATCGTGGGGCTTGCTTGCTCGATTCTTGTTGCTACGTCTTCAGACTCAGTAGCTCTGCGTCTTTCAGCCTCTCTTTCTGCTTCTCTTTCTTGCTCTAATGCAGCGGCTTCACGGTCTCTAACAAGACGAGCAAACTCAGGGGAACCGGGCTTAGGTTCAACCCTTGCTGCCTCTAGCTCTTCTGGAAATAAATCAGCTTGCGCTTCTGTTACGGTAGGTGTAGGCACATCCACACCTTCTTGTTCTGCTACATCACCTATGGTCTGGTTTTCTGCCTCTAACCTTTCCGCAAGCTCTTCTTTTGTCATACCTAATTCTTTAGCAGCATCGTCTAGTACGTCTGTACCAGCACCACGCCTCTTAGGTATAAACAGGTCTACTACGCCCTGTATGATTGCACCTGCCGTGCCACCCAGTGCGGCTTCTTCTGCTGTACCAGCAAAGGTTTCAGCCGCTGCGTTATATTCTTGTTCGGTAAGGTTTTGTAAGACGTTAGCTGCAGCTTCCTGCGCTGCCTCTATACCACCAGTAGTACCTGCACTACGGATACGCTGCCCTATTGTCTCTACAGTTTTAGGTCCAAGAGAGTCAACTAGCTTAGTTAACACGGGTATGTCTACAAACCGCACAAAACGAGCCACAGGTGCAACTTCGAGCAGGCCAATAAACGTGCCTTTATCTACAGCTACATCACGTTGTTCTTGAGTTGCATCGGCAGCACGAGCACGTTCACTAGCTTCACCACGTCCAGCACCAGCAGCAAGTGCCGTAGTAGTCAATATTCCCGCAGTAGGAGCACCAACAATACCTAGTCCCACAGCAGGAGCAGCTAATCCTAATATAGAACCTATAGCTGAAGATACTTTATAGCTAATAGATTCGGGATCGCCGCCCTCTGGACGTATGGAATCTGCAACAGACTGTATAAGGTCTCTTGCGTAAAGCTCGTCTTCTTCCTCTAAAGCAGCCGCAGCACCAAGAAGCGACATCTCACCTATGCCGACTGCTCCCGCACCGATTCCAGAAGTTATGTTCTCAAGTATTCCCGGCTCTGGATCTTCTCTGATCCTACCTATTTGCGCTTCTGTCTCTTCAAGATACCGTATATACGCCAGTATATCTTGTACGGCTACTTCATCTTGTGCAGCTTCAGCGTTTTGTAAAGCCCTTAGTGCTGCTGCTTT